CGCCGATATGATCGGGAGCAGATTGCGGGAGCCAAGATACCCGAGGGGTACAGAGGATGGCGGGCGCAATCAAATAGCGATATACCGCTTGACAAAACGCCAAAGCCGCAACCCAAACAGGTTGACCCCGAAGCCGAAAAGGTTTTGGATAAGCTCAAACAACGGGGAGTGAAACGTCATCCCGTCAAGGAATATGATGTAACCCCTGCTGAAAGTGAGATAATCGCAAAATTGGCGGGCGGTGATATGACCAAGGGATCATGCTCCTCATTGGCGTTTGCATATTGCGGAAACAAAAACGGTCTTGATGTTATCGACTTTAGAGGCGGCGAGTCACAGGACTTCTTCTCGAGGACGTATAACATTGACAATATATCAAAGATACAAGGCGTTAAAGCGACCGTGCATGAGGTCGAACGCGAAGCAAAAGACACGTGGCAGATATTAAAGGGATTGCCCCAAGATCAGCAATATTACCTTGCCGTCGGAAAACATGCCGCTATAGTACAAAACACCGAAACAGGTGTAAAATACTTGGAATTACAATCAAGGCATGATACAATAAACGGGTGGACACCGTTTGAGGGCGACGGGGCGCGGTACGGATCGGGTGAAATGACCCTGCGTAAGCGTTTCGGATGCCGCAAGACAATCGACAAAGTGTCGTATTTCAGCGGTGATTTTGTGTTTAAGAAAAAGGTAATATTGATCGAGGTTGACAGTTTCAAGGACAACGAAGGTTTCAAAGAAATCCTTGGATATATCAACACACCCGTTGGAGAACAGAAAAAAGGGGCGGCAGGTAGTGTCAGATAAGTGGTACAAAAACGAAGATAGCGACACGATTTGGTGGAAAGATACACCCGATAAAATCGGCGTGTGGCTATTTAGTTTTGACAAAAAGCGGGTATATAACCTGTTTGCTGATTATCCACAAAACTTGACCCCGGAACAAAAAGCCACATTCGACCGGGAAAACCCCGAGTGGGCAGAAATATTATAAAACAACAAGCCGTCCGAAAGGGCGGTTTTTTAATGCACGAAAGGAGAACGCGATGGATTGCAAACACGAGATTGAAAAACTTGTCGGCATTGCCGGCGGTGTTTATTGCCGAGGATGTGGCAAGACATTTGACCATATACCCAAGCAGGAAGCACCGAAAAAGGAAACCCCGAAGGATGATGCCCCGGTAAAGAAAACCGCACGCAAGGCACCGGCAAAGAAAGGAGCAAAATAATGGACGGAATGATTATTGACCCTAAAGTTAAAGAGGCCGACGAGATCGGGGAACAGATACACAGCGCAGCAAGAATTATGGAGCAGGCAATCACGATTGAAAATGTTGAAAGCAAAAAGGCATTGCGTGATGCTGCAAAGGTGCTTGTTGATAACGCTATGGCTCGTTTCGATGAGTCAATCGGAACATCCATTGCGGATGACGAGGACGAGTAAACAACATATATTACCAAATATCGGCATTATAAAACGGTTTTTTGCGTATATTTTGCAAACGGCCGTTTTTTATTGCATAAATTCGCAAGTAACAGCGTAAAAGTACAATTCGCGCCACGGCTCGGCGCGTCAATAAAAGGAGGACGTTATGGCATTTTCAAGGAAATTTTTATTGGACAATGGAGTACCCGAGGACAAGGTTGATGTGATTTTAGCGGAGCGAAACCGCACGCTTAATGATTACGTTCCCAAGTCAGAAGTACAAACGCAGATTGATGAGGCGGTCGCAAAGGTTAAGACCGACAACCCGCCACAGGAGATTGATGTTAAGGCATCACCGGAATACCTTGAACTGCTTGGGCAGAACCAAAAGCTCCAGGCATTTCAGACGGATGATTTTGCATCAGTCAAAGCACCATACCGCGACATTGTTTGGGGAAAACTTGACCATGCAGAAGATCACAAACCCTACACCGAGCAGATTGAGGCTCTTCAAAAAGATATGCCCGATTTGTTTGTAACACCGGAGGAACCTCCCAAGCCTAATTTTGGCACAGCACCAAAAGGCGCAGCACCGACAGGAAATGCCGGTCCGTCATTTATGGATAATTGGGGGTTCGTACCACCAAAAGCCTAACAGGAGGAAAATGAAATGGCACAGTTAAATTATGCGGCTCAATATGGTCGCGAGCTTGCAAACGCATACCCTTATCTGTCATATTATGGTGACCTTTGGAATGCGGGCGAATCACAGAGATTTAAACCCTTACAGGGCAAGACGGTTTACATCCCGTCAATGAAAACCACAGGAGCAAAGGCAGTAAACCGTGACGCTATAGACGGACAGTTTACAAGAAACTTTGACCTTGATTGGGAAGCACACACCCTTCAGATGGATCGTGAGTGGGATACCCTCATCGACCCGCTCGATATGATCGAGACAAACGAGGTTGCAACAATCGCAAACGTTACAAAGACATTTAATGAGCTGCAGAAGATCCCGGAGCAGGACGCTTATATGTCAATGAAGCTTGCAAAGTTTGCGGCAGATTTTGGTGGCGTTGTATCAACAACTCCCGACGCATCGAATATTCTTACACTTTGGGATAACGCCCTGGCATATATGACGGATCAGCGCGTAAACCGCGACAGAGTACGTTGTAAGGTTATCCCTGCAGTTTATAAGCTTCTCAAGGAAGCAACCGGAATGACACGTTTCATCGAGGTTACAGCAGGAATCAGAAACGTTGACCGCAATATCGCTAAACTTGATGGAGTGCTTATCGAGGAAGTACCTTCCGATATGATGAAAACGCTTTATGATTTCACGGTAGGATTTAAGGTATCCAACAGCGCAGCACAGATCAATATGCTTTTCTATGATAGTATGGCAATCGCTGCACCTGTTATCTATGATACATCAATGATTTCCGCACCGACAGCACAGAGCAAGGGTAAATACCTCTACTATGAGAGATATTACTATGATGTATTTATCCTTCGTCAGAGACAGGCCGGCGTATACGCACTTCTTAGCGCATCACCTTCGCTCGGTTCTCTTACGGTTACATCCGTTGCCGGTACAGAAAAGAGCGGCGACAGCGTAATTGACGTACAGGGCGCAAACGTAGGTGCGGCAGGAACATCGCTCAAGTATTGCGCAGACGAGAACGCGGCAGTAACGCTTACATACGGCGCGGTTCCCGATAACACAAAGGATTGGGTTGATATGCCTAATATCCCGCTCACAATCGAACAGCTCACAGGCTCAAAGGTTATGACCATTGCACAGGTTAATAACTCAACAGGCTTTGCTATTGCGGGCGGTTCAGCAACACAGGTAGTTAAACCGTAAGGAGATTGATGATGGCAGTAGTAAGTTACGAATATTATACAGATACATATTTAGGCGAGGCTATTGCCGTTGATAGTTTTCCGCGTTTGGAACTACGCGCCGAGGACTTTGTCCTTGGATTGATCGGTAAAACGGCTGATGAGGTGGCGGCACTTGATGCCGCCACTCAAACGGCCATAATGAAAGCAATATGCGCACAGATTGAGTACCTTTACGAGTATGGCACAGGCGTAGCAGTTTACGGCAAAGAGGCCGGTGGCGGTTTTACGGTCGGAAAGGTCAGCGTCAACAACGGATCATCAAGTGGCGGCGCAGCAGGTGTAAAAAGTATGATTGCCCCGGCTGTTTATGTTTATCTTGAAAGAACAGGGTTGCTGAATCCTGCAGTTGACACATTGGCGGAGCCTTGGCCGGCAACACGGGGGTGGTTCTAATGTTATCACCTATTCCCTCAAGAATGTTGCACGATACCGCAATATTTAAAGTCGTGACCGGTATGGATAGATACCAAAATAAAACCTATCAGGAATACACGGTTAACAACGTACACCTGCAGTCGTCAAATGACGTTTACAAGCGTGCAAATGATACCGAAGTACAATTAAAAGGCATTTTATTTGTTGATGCACGGCGTAGTACCCCGATACTTGACCTATACGATTTGCAAGAGGAAAGCCTACTTAATGGCGACGCGATGAGGTGTATCGTGAAAGACGCAAGCGGGGCCGAGGTCGGCGACTATGCTGTATTAGTGGTTGACGATTTACCCGACGTACCCGCCACAAGGCGGCATCATTGGGAGTTATCCTTGATATGAGTGTAATTGTTAAAACCGACAAGGCAAAATGGATAAATGCAATCAACAATGCATCCGGTAAGGCGGTATATGCCCTTGCCGAGCAAATGTTGGCGGATAGTGAGAAATTTGTTCCATATTCGGGCGGTTCCTCACAATCGGCAGGCGGTTTACGTGAGTCGGGCAAGGTCGAACAAGGCGAGAGCGGGCGAATGTATATCGTGTGGGATACCGTTTATGCTTTATATCAATGGTTTGGCATCCGGGCAGATGGAAGTCACCCGGTAAAAAATTACACGACCCCGGGGACGGGTAAACAATGGGTAGATAAGGCCAAGAATCAATATGCAGACAGATGGCGCGATATTGCACAAAAAGAATTTACAGGGGCACTCAAATGAGCTTTTATTCCGAGTTAATTGACAATATAGCACAGGTGGCAGAGCAAACCGAACCATATGCGAACATCGTGTACGGTAGTGACCCTCCCATCAATGGTATTTGTATGATACCTACAGGCGTGGGGCCACAGGATACACACCTTAACAAAGGTATGATTTACAATATGCCCGTTGTGCTTAACGGCAAAAACAATGACCAAGAGGTTTTGTTAAATGATTTGACGCGGATACATGAGGCTTTAACGAGGCGCACCGATTATTCTGATATTAGTACGGATAAATGCCAGGTCGTGGATATTGCGACATCGGCGTTGCCTTCAATTATAGGGCGAGAGCAGAACAGCCAATGGATATGCGGCTCGTCCTTTAATATTAAATTCTATTGGCGAAAATAAAACGAAAGGACAAAAAAGATATGAGTACAGCCACAGACGTTGCTAATTACGTTAAACCCGAAATTGTACCCGTATATAAGTATACGGCAGAGATCGACATCACGCCGAAAGGCCCCGCTCGGACTTGGGCGCCTCTTTGCGCAGGGTTTAACAATATCAGTGAGGCGATGAACGAAACCATACAGCAGTATTTTTTCCTTTGTGGTAGCGGTCACGCTGTAAATTACGTTACGGGTATGGCACCCTCAATGACAATGGCGGGTGTTCGTGTCATCGGTGATGCGGCGCAAGACTTTATGTTTAACTCAAAATACACGCTTATGTCATCCCGTGATACTCATTTCCGTATCACAAGAACAGCCGAAAACGGTGAAAAACACGTTATCAGCGCAAACGTTACATTCTGTAATATGTCGGATATTTCCGGCGGAACGACAGACGGATCAGCAATCAGCGTTGAAATGAGGTTCAATGGCGCACCCTTCCTGGGTGATGCTTGGGCAGACGCGCCGACAGCTTGTGTCGTTGAGCAGCACCTTCTTAATGTTGAGTCATCCTTTGTTGGATCGAGCGTTATCAGTGGCCAGGCATTTAGCACAGACCTTACAGCAGACACCGGACACACGATTGCCGGAGTCGTTGTTACAATGGGCGGTGTTGATGTTACGGCATCAGCTTGGAACAGCGGCACAGGTAAGGTATCTATTGCTAACGTGACCGGCAACATCGTTATTACGGCATCAGCCTCAATCAACGAGTACACCATCACGCAGACGCTTACGCACTGCACAACCGACATCACGGAAACCGAGGTTACTTATGGCACAGCCATCAGCGGCACGGTTACAGCCGACAGCACCTACGCAATATCAAGTGTTACGGTTACGATGGGCGGAGTTGACATCACGTCAACGGCATATGACAGCACCGATGATTCGATATCAATCGGATCGGTAACGGGTAACGTTGTCATCACAGCTACAGCAGCATAAATTATTTTTTAGCGATGCGAAGGGGCGGCCTCGGCCGCTCCCTTTTAATCGCAGAAGGGAGCGACCATGTATCAGATAAAAAGAAACCATCTTGTTGAAGATTTGGAAATTGAGGACAACGGCAAAATACTTGCCTTGAAAGTGGACCTTGACGTTGACACGATGCTCAATCAGTACAACTTGGCTCAATACAAAATTGCCGAGGCATCGCAACAATCGAAAAAGGCCGCAGATGAAAACGACCTTGCATCAGCACAGGAAGCGATGGGAAAGGCCATATTGGGATTATTCCAAGTTGTTTTCGGTAACGATCAGACCGAACAGATTTTAGATTTTTACGGCGAAAATAAAACCCTTGAGATGCTCGGGGATATCGCGCCTTTTATATCCGATGTCGTTGCGCCCAAGATCAAGGAAGCGCAACAGCGTATAGCGGATAGATATAAACAGGTCAGCAAGCGTGGCAGATGAAGCCATATGACATACTGCCCGACACCGTAATATACCACGAAACAGAATACCCCTTAAATTTGTCATATTCGGTCTTTTTTGCCGTTTCCGATGTTTTAAGGGATGAACGCCTTATGACGTTCCAAAAGCTCGAAATTGCCCTTGATATGTTCGTTACAGCGGCACATCCCGTTGATGATGGGTTGTTATCCCGAATTTATGACCTGTTAAAGGATGATCGACCCAAGAACGGCGGCCCATCTTATATGGATGTGGAGCAGGATTGGAATTATATATGCGCAGGATTTCAGCAGGCGTACGGTATTGACCTATACGCCGACAAGGATATGCACATATTACAATGGCAAGCCTTATTGCAGGGATTGCCTAAAGATACAAAATTAATGGATATTATCGGCATCCGGGCAATGGATTTACCGGAACCGAACAAACATAACAAAAAGCAAATAGCAGAAATTACACGCTTAAAAGCGTTATATGCACTCAAAGGAACCGCCAAAGACTTTCAAATGGGTTTGGGCGGCCTTTTTGATTTGCTTGAGGCTCGGGCCAAAGGAGTTTAACAATGTCAGTTGAAGTCGGAACCGTCAAATATGCCGTTGAGCTTGACGACAGCAAAGTTAATAGCCAAGCGGATAAAACGCAAAGCTCGTTAATGTCGAAGTTTGGCGGCGCGGCAAAGAAGGTCGGTGCGGTTGCACTCGAAGCCAGCGCGGCGGTCGTCACAGCTGCAACGGGAGCGGTCGCGGCTATAACCAAACAGGCCGTGTCGGCATATGCAGATTTTGAACAGTTAGAGGGCGGTATAAAAAAGTTATTCGGCGATGATGTATACACTGATGTTATATCAAACGCAGAAAACGCCTTTAAAAGCGTTGGTATGTCGGCGAATGACTATATCAAAAATGTCACGGGGTTTTCGGCGGCGCTTATCAATTCGCTGGGCGATACGAAAGAGGCGGCGGCGGTTGCCGACGTTGCAATGCGCGATATTGCGGACAACGCCAACACTTACGGCAAATATACCGCTGAGGAAATAGCAGGCGTATATCAAGCCCTTGCAAAAGGTCAGTATCAAACCCTTGATAATTTAAACCTGGGATACGGCGGCACCAAAGAGGGCATGCAAGCGCTTATTGATAAAGCGAACGAACTGGGCGCCGCACAGGGTAAAAACGCCAACCTTACAATAGAGAGTTTTGCCGATATTGTCGAGGCAATACACCGAGTACAAACCGACATGGGTATTGCGGACACGACAATAAACGAGGGCTTTAAAACTATAAGCGGGTCAATACAAATGGTCAAAGCCTCGTGGGATAACGTCTTATCCGCAATAGGCGAGGGCGATGACGCGAAACTGACCCAGTATATCAATGATTTGGTTGAGTCAATAGGGGCGGCGGCAAATAATTTGCTACCCACGGTAGAAACAGCCTTAATGGGCA